GGCGCTTCAGGGCCTGGGAGGGGTCCTCCCCCACCCCTTTCGGAGTGCTCTCTCTCACCAGTTTCCATCCTGTTCAATCGTCCCCGTTGCTCTTGTCGCATGAGGACAGTAATTTATTTTATTTGACTTCCTTGCGTTGCATATCCAATGAGCCGGAGCTAAGTTGTTGGGATCCTCGGCTACATGACGAGGTGAATCATAACCGTATTCTTTCCATCTGCTCACCGGAATGATCTCGTCTATTACAAACGACAACGGATGCGACGAATCACTTGGCTCGTCATAGTGAATAGGTTTCCCACATATATGGCACGGTAGTTCCGCGGCCCTAATACGGGCTCGGTTCTGTCTCCTGAGGGTACCGTTTTGACTGCGTGGGTTACTGCTCATAACATCTCCTAACATTGGAAAAGCCCCTCACTTTCGTAAGAGGCTTCACCGGGGGTCTATACAGTGTCTTTATCCACCATTTGCACGATTACATATTAGCGTTTATTTTTTTCTCTGGTGTGTCGATTTTGTTTATATTTGTTGCACCGGTGCAACTCGGGCTTATACGCCTGCTGCTTCTCTTGGAGTCTAATCCTCGTCTCTTTCTTTGCCAGCTTGAACATTGCTGTCCCGACAATTGTGAGGATTATTATCACAACAACGTAAGCCACTCTTATTATCACTTCTTCACTCATCTCTTCATGATGTCTCACCTTCCTCGCTTTCTGCTTTATATTTCCTTTTTAATTCGTTCTATCATATCCAGAAAAACCATAGTTTCTACCATTCCTCCGATAGGAATACCGCTATTTATGTAATCATATTTTACTAAAAATTCCTCAACATAATCTTCTCCAAGATTCTTAGCAACCCATTTTGCACCCTCTTTTAGTTTTGTTAGCTGGTTCTGGTTCATCCTCTATCTCCTTCCCAGATCTTTTCGCATATTTCGAAACGGTCACAACTTTTGCACATTCCTTCCTGGTATGTGTCATTGCATTCCTTTTCTTCGAACCCTGTGCATCCGCCTTGCAAGCACTCGCTGTAGCTTTTGCCGTCTTCTTGCCATTCGTGGTTCCATTTGCAACGCGGGCAGTGTTCTTCAAACCATCGGTCGCTGGGCGGCTCTGGCGGGTCTGGGATATATCCGAAATTGTGCTTGCCCGTTCCGAACGGGTGAAAAATAAAACCTGCCATTCCTATTCCTCACCCTCGCTTTCTGCTCCCTGGTAAGGTTTCTTTAACCACTCCTGGCTCATGTGAATTGCTTCTGTTAAGTTGGCGATGTTGCGGCTGTGGATAAAAATTGTCTTCGGAAAAGTTCTCCGCAACATATAATTAAGGGCGTCTTCGTTCGTCGGGTCATTCGGTAAATCTAAATAATTTTTTTTCTGATCTTTGACCCACATCTGGAACTCTGCCCGCTCTGATCTCGTAAGATTCCCGATGTCGTTCTTTTCTTCAATTTCAAGAAGTTCATCGAGTAACCTGGTTTTTTCATCTGTTGTCATCGCTTTCTCCTTCTTCGGGTAAATCAACATAATCCTCGATCATGTGCCAAACGAACGGCTTCGGCTTTACTTTCCAGGGTGTCCGAATCTCAAACGTCATACACTCCAGCGCGAGCGGGCTTATCTCTTTTATCGCTTCTTTCAGTCGCGCGATTCTTGCTTCGGCTTTTTCTCGGTAGATCTCGTAGCGGGTAACTTCGATGACTTTGAGGGGCTTGTCTTTTGTGTAGCCGCCGCGTAAAACGTGGATACACAACTGAATCGCTTCTGCCCTGGTCTTTCCGTATCTCACGCCCGAAAGATAAATCCTTCTGCATTCGTCTTCGATGTCTTTGTTCATTCGCTCTCCCCCTAAACAATGCCCTGGGTTATGCCCTGGTCTATCATGCAAGATTCGCCGTAACCTACGCGCCTTCTGTACTCCAGCGAGTTCTCTTTGGGTGCTTCTTCTTCGTATTCTTCGGGAAGATAAAACCACGCCAGGATGCCTTCCATTTCGTGCTCCCTGCAATACGTTGTACAGTTGAAGCCGTTGTTGTAGTTTGTTACAACCGCGGTGCCGCCGCCGCTCGTAGCAACGATCGTGTCGTGGTCGCTGTTTTCTGGCATCTGATCTTTGCAAGGAATCCACTCGGGTTTCGGGTTTCTGATAGCTTCGATGGCGTCGTCAATGGCGTCCATCTGTCTTTTTGAAAGTGTGGCTTCGAGTCTGATTTCTTCCAGCGTTTCGATGAGCTGGCGCTTTGCTTCTTTGTTCATGCTTTCTCCTTCCTTAAAACTCCCCGAAAAACTCGATGCGGTTGTAGTTGATTGCCTGGCGGTTCAGTATTCGGTTGCATACATAAACCGACTGGAAATTCGGATGGTTGGCTTCTGTTTCTCCCTGGTGGATAAATTTCATACGCCCGCTGGGAACGATAAGCTCGACCCCGTTGTTGTTAAACATTGTTACGCGGCTCTTTGAATCAAAAAGCCCGTTAAAATTCATAACCAGGGCAAACGGAACGTTAAGATAAAACAGATGGCTGAAAACGTCGTTGCGCTTTGAGAACGGCGGATTCGAAACGACGACATCCCCGAGGGCTTCGTCGATCTCGAAAAAGTCCTGCCCCGTCGATATGTGCCCGAACTCTACCTCGTATCCTTCCTTCTGGAACGTCTGAACGAATCGGCTGTCTTCCGTGTCGAACGGGCACCAGATTTTTTTGAATCTCTTATTCGCCTTTATATAATCGCCCCTTTCTTAAGTCATATAATCCTAACTTCATTCTTATGTTATGTATTAAGTGTTTCATACTTCCTTACTTTCCTTGTATTCCTATGCTCAACTGTCCGTAACCTATCTGAACAGTTATGTGATAGATGTTCGGCTCATCCTTACCTATCCTTATCCCGATGCCGCAGAACAAGTCATTGATTATCCACACTGCGAAAAATCTGCCGATATTGAATCCTCTATCAAAGTCCATTATTCCTCACTTTCTACAACCAACTTCTTTACATGGCTTACCTTGAATGACATATTACCAACGTAGAAATATTTGGGTCTTCGGAAGTCGTGCTTCACCGAAAATTCGTCGACATATCCCAACTTGCCCCATACCCAATCCCCATCAAAGAAGAGTATACGGACATTCTTTCCGACAAATGTCATAAGCTCTGCGTGTTTCATTCCTCTAATACCTCCTTAACGCATCCGCTATGTTTGCAAACATATCACTTAATGCTTGTGTTGCATCTGCTAATATCTCAGCCAATATCTTCGGGATGCTTGCTATTACTTCGCACATCTCCTCAAGCTCGGATCTCGTCAATTCGCTCTTTACCCTTTTGTCTTCCTGGGGATATGGAGCTCTGCCGTGAACCTTCTTGAACTTCTTTTTCCATTGCCGGTGATTCATCGTCCCTTCTTTCTCCTCTCACACAAAATGAAGATTGACTGCTACATCGTACACGAACCTGCTCTTGATATGTCCGTAAGTACTCCTCTCTGCATCTTGGGGATAACGGGCTCCGTACTGGATGTTGTTCCAAATTCCGGTATCATACTCCCTCGGTATATTCTGCCGGGCCGTATCAATGGCGTTGATGATATCCAGATACTCTGAATACTTGACCGCCATTTTAAATGTCGGGTCTCCCGGATCTCCGCTCGGAGGGGCTGATTCGCCCCCGCTGCTCTTCGGAGCGATCATTGTTGCGACTTCATCTTTAAGCCTGTGATAATCCCTGATGGTCCATAAGGTTTTGTGATAGACTGCCGCAGGCAGAATGTATTTTGTCTTCTTTCTCTGATAGTCTTTCATTGCTCCTCACTTTCTGACCTCGGTAATAAATCTTTGACCGCTTCAACATCTGAGATAAAAGATTTGGCTATCTCTTCGTCTGTGCAATTACAATGTATTTCCTGCGGCTCAACCATCTTTGCACCGCAATGAGGGCAATAATCGTAATATCCAAAATCCTCAACAACTATGGTCGTAAAACAACATCTATCGCATTGGCACTTGATGCCCCAAGTCTTAACACCTGCAATATCATAAGCATCTACTTTTGTTTTTCTGCTCCAATGCCCTGTCTCCGGCTTTTGCATTTTCTTTACAACGGCATCTGCCATTGCTTCTATAGCACTTTCTGATATTTCTATTGTCATTCCTTGTCCCTCGCTTTTATCTGATCTCTCCAAATCCCGCCTTGATTATTACCTCTGCTCTCTCAGGTGGTACCGTGATGACCTCTCCAGCATTGACCTGCCTGTGAAGCTTCGTGTCGCTGTAGGTTGTTGTGATCCTCAGCTTCACCGTCTCGGACTTCTTGGGCTTGACCTTGTGGTCGAGGATCCTCTCCCAGGCTTTCTTGATTGCCTTATTGTCGTATTCAAATTCGAATATCGGGATGTTTAAGAGTTTATGCACATCGAATCCCATATCAAACGGGATGATATATCCTGTCTCTCCGTCTACAACTCCCATCTCCTTGGCTGAAGGGAAGGGACAGCAGATTACCGGAACGTTATTCGTCAGTGCTTCGAGCATTGAATATGACCATGCTTCCGAGTCGCTGAGCTGGACCAGATAATCCGCTGCGGCGATATAGGGCTGAACATCCATCTCCAAACCCATATTCACCATTCCCCTGGGTGCATTCGGGATAACTCCTTCGGAGAAGTTAAACCAGATAAACGGAATCTCCGCTTCATTGAGTCTTTCTGCTAAAATTCTCATCCTCTGTTCATTGTTTCCCTTGTCGGCCGCGGGGATTCTTGTCGCTGATACGAGGATCAAGGCTTTCTTGTCTGTTTTCTCTATCGGGTTATGTATTACCATCGCGTTCTTCGCCTCTTCGAATGTTTTCTTGCTCGCTGCGCTCACATTGACAATGAAGTCTGAATCTGCCGGTATGAACCACTGGGGATCTGTCTTGCATCCGTGACACATTCTCACGGATTGATTGCACCGGATATTGTTCGGAGTCTTATCCAGGATCCTCAGCATTATGAGCGTATCGCAGGCATACATTTTGTTGTAATCGTAATCAATGACTTTTATGTGTTTTTCGAGCCTGTTCCGCTGCCTTATGTCGACCGAACCGACCACAAGAGCGACATCTCTGTCTTTCATCAGCCGCCCGAAGTGATAAATGAATGACTCTATCCCCCCGATCACATGAAGCCCTCTGATATAGAGGATCACATCGTGCTGTTCCGGTATCGGAATGATCGCACATCCTCTGTAAGGTTCGCCTCTGAGGTAATGCGCCCACATGGTATTGACCGTGGGCTTATAGATCTGACACCATCTCGACAGTTCCGGGATATCGTTCTGATGTGTCAGCAATATGACTTCGTTCGTTTCATCCTCTTTTTTGATCTCTTCCAAGAGTTCTGTCATATCAGCTGTGACGTGATGGAAGTAGTAAACGATCCTTTTGGTCTTTGTCTGACCGTTCTTGTAATTCTTTGTGTTACTTCCTGATACATCCGTCCGATAAAAATACATATACTCGGGAATGATGGCGGCTTTGATATCTTTGCTCAGATATCCGACTCTTCTTGAAAAGTCTTCATCTTCTGTCGCATCCTTTTGTTCGTTAAAACGAATATTCCCGATCAGGGACCTTTTAAAGCATCTTGTGCAGGCGGACGGATTTGAAAGCCTGTCTCCCTGCCTTTTGACTTTATAGTCAAATTGCACACCCTTGATGTTCAAAGAACGCCATGAATACTCAATGAGTACGGGGTTATCTTCTATCTTTTCAAGAAGCTTTCTGATGAAGTGCGGGGATACCATGTCATCTGAGTCAATGAACTGTATATATTCGCCTTTCGCACATTTAAGGCCTCTGTTCCTCGCCGCTGCCTGCCCCTGGTTTTTCGTTCTGATGACTGAGAGCCACTTATACTTGGATTTATAGGGCTTCGGTGATCCATCGTCTATGAGGATGACTTCTACTCCGGGGGTACCGATTATCTGCTTATCAAGGCACTCAAGGAGTTCGTCCGTATATTCCTTTGTGTTGTAATACGGGATTATGATTGAAAGCTTCATACTCCGAACACTCTCCTTTCAAACATCAGCGCCTCAACACCATCATCGATGTCGCAGGTGTAATCATTTATCGCTACGTAATTCGTATAATCGATCACATCCAAGGGACCGCCTTTTATGACCTGCCAGAGCTCCCATGAAATAGCTTCACGATGAAATCTTCCTTCGAGGTCATATTTGTGGCATTCTTCAATCTTCCGGAAGAACAGTTCCGTATCTTGGACTTTGAAAGCGAAGGGTTCCGCCCAGTTCTTAGTGTATTTTTCACGGAACGGTGGAGCTGAGGCAAAAAACTGTATCGTTTGGGTCTCGGTCTTTACGATCTTCCTGATGGCATCCTCTGAGAAGTACACATCCCCGAAGATATAACAAACAGGTTCGTCCATGGGATAGAAAGCCTTAAGCCATTTATGCTGATTTTTGCCATACTGAAAATCGTTATCGTGTCTCAATACAGGAACACCGTTATTCATTGCCACACCCTCGACAGTGTTGCTGTTGGTGCTTACGGCTATGTCCTTGGCTCCATAAGACCTTAAAAGCCTTATCGTTCTCTCGAGGATTCTTTCCCCCATGACTTTCAAAAGCTGTTTGGGGTAATCTCCATACTTTCCGCCGCACATGATGATATATTTCACTGCTCTTTTCTCCTCTCATAAAGCTTGCAGGCCTTTGTGCTCCTTGGTTTATATCCTGCTCTACCTTTAAGGCATTTCCCGTAACTCTCGGAGGTTAAGTCGGGATGTGCCTCCCAGAATTTACACGCTCCACATTTGTCGGAGAGGTTTGTCCTTTCCATCTGCTCTTTTCTCAGGTGCTTCTCTCCCTGGAACTTCCATTCCGCCTTCAGCTGCGCTTCCTGTATCTCGTAATATGTCGCGTTATCCGGAACTCTTATCTCGGCTTTGTAAACTAACATCCCTCTCCTTTCTGTTGCACCGGTGCAACTTTTCCGTTTACGCCTGCTGCTTCTCTTTTATGCTTTAGCCATCGCTCTATATTTCCTGACTATTTCGATGGCTTTGTTAAATCCTTTGCGGTAATAGTCCATTTTATCGGACTCATTCGTACATCCGGCTGCCATCATTTCATCAAACTCCTCAAATGTCTGCTCACTGTTATCGAGAAGTTCTTCTTCCATCTGATCGAGTAGTTCTTCCGGCATTCTTTCCCTCCTTTGTGAACGCTTCCACCAACGCTTCTTCCCAGAGCTCGTTCCTTCTCTCGGTGTCCTCAACTCGGAAGGGTTCGCGTTCGTTTTCTTTGATTACGCGCAGCACATTGTCCCACGCTTTCTTGAATATGGTCTTGGAGTCCTTTTTGATATCCTCAGGATTTACGAGAAGGTTTATCTGCCATTCTCCCGGCTTCGTGCAGATCAGAAGATCCTGGATCTTTCCATTGAACCTCACAAAGTTCTTTATCCACGACACTTCGACCCCCTTAAGGTTGCATTTAATGGTGAACTGATGCTCTGTCATTCCCCCTCCTTTCCGGGCGACTGCACCGACCGCCCTGGGTTATTTCCGTGATATATTCTCCTGTCCGGAGGTGTGCTTATAAATAATTCTTCCCGAATATCTTCATGAAGTCCTTATCGGGATACTGTTTCATGAAAGCGGTCTGTCCTGCACTCTGCAGGATCCTGCATATGTCATAATTGACATGAATCGCTTCCGGGTGATCAAGGTGATGCTCATGACAGAGGTAAACCTTCAAACCGTACTTCTCAGAGTTCTTTCGGGAAGGTCCCATGAAGACGTGATGCTCTTCGAGGTTGTTTCTTCTCTGGTAGTCATGATGGAGCAGTGCGCAGAGATAACAATAACCGTCTTCCTTGTTCTGCATGATTGACTTCATGATTCGATCTCCCAGCGAGCCTCTTTCTTGACTGTCAGCTTTATGGTGCCCTTCTGGGTGAGCTTCACAGTCGCTTTATATCCGGTACCGCTATCAGCGGTGAGACTTACAAGGCCGCTGTCGGACATCTGATTGATTCCGAACTTTACAAGGTCTCTCAGCTCTTCATGATCCTTCAGGAGCTCATCCGCATTATCCTGAGCCTTGAGCCTTGAAGACTCCATCCTTTTGAGGGCCATTGCTGCGGAGCAGTCGCACAAGCTCATCGCTTTCCTCATCTGTTCGTTGTTGCTCATTCCCTCTTCGCCTTCAAAGGTCTGAACCTGTCCGCAAAATTTACAAGGTGCACTATAATTCATATCTTGTTCTCCTCTCTGAACCACCAAATGTGCTTGTCAAAAATATCTGCCTTAATGTCTTTTTCTTCTGCAATAGGGAAATCGTCCTCGGCATATTCCCTTGGCTTTGTGAATCTCTCAATGCCATCAGGCTCGATGATTACTGCTGCCTGACCTTTGCAGTAATGTGTGATCACTCCGGGCTCGGATCTCCACCAAACCTTTCTGCCGATTACCTCTTCCTCCTATCGTGTGAACATATCCTTCAACCTTTATCACCTGATAGGGCTTCTTTCCGACAGTCACGTCCCAGGGCATCTTTTTGTAAACCAGAGTCTCCATGTCTTGCTTTTTTATGAGATTGATTTTTATCACTCCTGCACCTCCTCGGTACCATCTATGATTCTGTTTACTGTGTTCAACATGACTTCCATCTTCGTTCTCATTGCTCTAAACTGATTATCGCCAAGCATCCTCTCGAGTGCCCTGATATCACTTGCAAGACCTGCTTTATATCCTCTGACGGTATGAGGATCAAGTATGTTTCTACGCTCATCGACGGGCTCGGCAGTGTGTACGGCTTCATCGTTCCCCGAGCTATTTCCTCCCAGTTCAGTGTCAGGATCCGACTCATCATTTTTGATGACTCCAGCCTCTTCCGCCTCTTCAGCATCTTCTGCTCTGCTCTGCTCGGGATCAGGATCGTCTTTGGGTTCTTCCCGGATCTTCTCCATCTCTTTGACGTGAGGTGCTTTGACTGTTTCGGGCTTTTTCGGTACCTCAACCCTCTTCGGTTGCACCGGTGCAACTTCGGGCTTTTCCTCTGCGATGGGTTTCCCATAAACAAATTCGTAGGCATCTTTTGCTTTAATGAATACATGACCATCTTCTCCATTGCTTACCGGCATTATCTCCGCCCATGCGCTTGTGATTTCCATCCAGGAATGATTCGTTTTTGTTTCAGCTCTTGCTACTGTGAGGGATGCTCCATCATCTTTGACAATCAGGATCACCTTTCCTTCTCCGGCTACCCTTGCCACGTAGGTCATCTGATCTATGGGCTTGAATATATCTTTCAGGCGGTCCCATTCCTCACCTTCTGAAAAGAAGTTCCATATCTTGCAAAAAAGGAATGTGTTTTCTTCTCCGATTGCCTTTAATACTCTGACGAGAAGGGAATCGGTCGGAGGGTTCATGATCTGCTCGAAGTTCTCTTCAAGATGCTCGACCTCACTTTTGCTTCTTTCCTCATCGATCTCGTTCTTTATCGCCTGGATCTCTGACTTGGTATATTCCGGTGTTAGCTCCTCGGTGATTACTTCGGGGATCCTGAGCATGAGCGCGAGCTTTGCATATCCGAAGCCCTTATACTGTTCAAGCAGCCTGTCTGAATTGCCTTCCTCGGAAAATCTGTCATTGATCCTGATGAATCTTGATACCATCGACTTATCAAGACCAAATTCTCCGTTTGCAAAATCGAGATAATCTTTATATCCCGAACCGACCAGGATGTCTGTGTCTCTTGCGACCTTCAACAGGTACCCAATCCTTACGAATCCCTCTGAGGTCCTTTCCAACTCTGTGCGGAGCTCCTGTCTGTACTCCGCATAATCGTGCTGATAAACTATCTGTTCCATTCGTTATCCTTTCTGAGTTATCCACATGGGAAGGTTAAAATCCCTAAAATGCACGTTTTTGCATCTTAAACCGCTGTTTTGTGCTGTTTTGTGCGGCTTTTTGCTTCTTTTTGCAGTTTTGCGAGGTCTAAGCTCTTAACATATCTTCCGAGCCATCTGTCGATTTTCTTCTCATCAGGCTTCGAATCATGGATTCCGTACCACTGCTCGATCTTGCCCTGCGGATTGAGTTCTACAGTGATATAAGGCTCTTCGGGGTTCTTCTTGGTTCTGAGCAAGCATATTATCTTTCTGCGCTCTGCGTGGCTCTTCAGATATCCGTCTCCGCCTACGCAATGATGAAGCAGTCTGCCTTCGTCCACGATCTCGCTGGCACTCATTGCCGGTCTGATGACAAGCGCTCCACTTTCGTAGTGGTAAACCTTATCAGCTCCTTTGAATCTCGTTCTGATCTCCTTGAATCTCTCTTCCACTTCCGCTTTTCTCGTTTCAGCTGCTCTTTCATCCTTTTCGATGACTGCTTTGTCATGCGCTGCTTTGAGGTTCTTCGGGAAAAGGATTATCGAATCTGTCATGTCATATCCGAGGGCTTCTTTCATTTCCAGATAATCCCGATATTCACGAACCTTTCCGGCGAGGGTGTTCCCTTTCTTGGTCTGCTTGCGAATATAGTTGATTATCTTGATAGCCGATGAATGACTCAGCAGCTTCTTAATGTCCTCTTCAGGAAGTCCGTACTTGATCAAATCCTGTGCATATTCTCCGAGGTTCCCGCTGATCTTCTCCATCCTGTAGATCTGAAGCGCACCAATCTGATCTTCCGGCTTTTGCTGTACCAGATCCTTGAACCTTCTCTTTTCAATCTTCAGATAGTCCCAAGGGGTTTTCGCTTTGGGATTGAGTCTCATTCCCAGCCCGTTGTACATCTTTCTCCAGATAATCTCGATAAGGCCTGTTTTAAAGAGCATCTCGAACCAAGGATTCTTTATATACGCCTGCTGCCAGTCTGCAATCGTGTAATATCGTGCTATCCTGTCATTCTCGAGCGCTTCCTGCGTCATTGAATACTGCATCACAGTGCCCTTCATGTTTTTCCATGTGTCAGGATGAATGAATCCGCAGGTGGGACTGTTATCTGTGTAACCCATCGTTGAAAAGCAGTAAGTGCTGTTCCACTCTCCGCCGTGCCATCCCCAAGGGTGATAAAACTCTTTATAGAGCTTCTTCTTCATTCCGGCAGGGAACCAATATCTCATGCGCTCTGACAGCTCAAATACTTCGTAAGACTTTTCCTTGTCCGGTACCGCCGAGAGAATCGGTCTGAAGAATCTGAGGATCCATCCGCCCTGCGGAAGCTTCTGTCCGTACCAGAGATCGATGTCATGACAGATGGGATTTTTTCTGTTTCTCTTCGAAGCCAGTCTGCCTATCACTTTGCACTTCGGGCATTTGATATAAGGGCCTGTGTACGTCTCCCTAAATTCTTCAAATTCCGGAGTGTCTTCCTTCACAAATTTCTGTCCGCAATGAGCGCACTCAATATGGAGCTTGTTTTGCTTTCTTGAAAAAAAGAAGGTCCTTCTGTCATCGAAACGCTTCTCAGCCCATGTCCTGAACTTCTCCGGAATCCTCGGAAGCATTTTGTGAAGCTCGTTCTTCTCCTCATCAGTCATTTGCAATACCTCCCAGGTAATAATCCTTCACGATCTCTCTGACCGTTGCCTCTTCAGGTATTCCGAACTTGACTGTTCCACCAAAACTGATATTGGCTGCTTTGAGGATTGCATCGTCTACTTCTTCCATGAGCTTTTCACTCTCTTTGAGGATTGCCCCTAATGCTCCGGCAAGGCTGTTCTCAGAATTTCTGACCGCCTTTGCGAAATCATTTGATTCTGAGATGCACATCTGGATGTATCTGATCCAGTCGTGCATGATGCCGTTGATGGTAAGTGCCTGCTCCTCGATGCTTATCTTTCCGAGTGCAGCTGATGTGTCAGAGCATATTCTGTCCCATCTTCCGGTGATGAAGTCTTCCGCATCTTCAGGATCCAGTCCGTTCTCTCTTGCGATCTCCCTGATCGCTTCGGTGTCTCCCTGCGCGAGCTGGTTCTTTGCCGCCTCATTAATCTCGTCTGCTGAATTGAAATTGCCGTACTTTGTGAAAATGTCCTTTGCCATGTATAGACCCTCCTTCATTGAGTATTTATGCCGTTTTAGCATTATTGATTAACCAATTTCTGTATTCGTGTGTGACTCCTACCTTCACGGTCACATTCTGCTGCGCGAGTGCGGTACCGATTTCCTCCCACACCTCTGCATTCTTGATCTTTGTTCCCTTTGCGGACATGTAATCGTTTTCCCGCCACTGAGGAAGCCAACTCTCAACAGCTGCGCCCAGCCACTGAGAATCAAAGAACAGGTTAAGGTCCGAAGGGAGTGTCATGTGCTTCAGCGCTGATCCAAGGATTCTCATCCACGCCTCGTTTTCGCTTGCCTCGACTGTCTCCTTGAAGGTCTTTGTTACCGGACCCTGCGGAGTGATCGCCTCCAGGACGTATATCCCGACTCCTTCCTGCTTTTTCGGTCCTTTGATTGTCTGATGGATGTAAATGTTGACTGTCATGTGATCTCCTTATCATGTATCTCTGATACGGATAACCTGTGACGGGGTTCGTCCCGTTGAACAATGTTGACTTGATGATCTCCCAGCCTTTGGGTACCGGAGGCGGGTCTTTCCACCTCATGCTTCTGACGGTCTCCCTCTTAGGTTCCGGGATCTTGAGGTTTCTTGACCTCGTGTAAGATGCTGTCTTTGATGATTCGCCTTTTAAGAGATAATCCGCCAGCTGTTCATATTCACCCTCGTCATACAGAGGACTGAAAAACGGATGTCCGTGAGGCCATGCCTTCTGGATCAGCTTCATCACATCCACCCCCTCGGGGTTATTGATCACAATATGGTGATGGACTGCTCCGCGGGATCCGATCTCTGTTACCCCGATATATTTCAGGTCTGCCTCCGCCTTGCGGAACTTCTTTCTCAGCTCTGCGAGGAACTTAGCTCTGAGTGCGTTGGCTTCTTCTGCTGTCTCGGGTCTTCTGTCCTTTGCATAGGTCAATGTGACGTGAAGATCTCCCTCTGAGAAGTTCGCCATGATCAGCCTCTGAACTTTTCTCCTCTTGTTCCTCTCATTCTGTCTTTTTATCTCTTCAGGTGTCCTTTTTCTTTTCCGCTCCCTCGGACATCCGGGAGCTCCATAATTCCCTGGGATATATTTTTGAATCTCTCTAACCTCTCCGAGGTCATAGGTGACTTTTGTGTACAAGATTTTCTCCTCTGGGTTACGTAAGTTTAATATCCTAATGAACGAATTAAAAAGGCTTAAACCCACTTTTTAAAATTGACTTTCAAGCCCCGAGGACATATAATATTTATGTCAACTTAATTATTGAAATGTCCTTGGGATTGGATCGCTTGCCGGCGATCCTTTCTTTATATCCAGATCTCGTGAATGATGTTCACCTGCATATCCATAAAGTTGTACTGTGCCTGCTCTTCAGGCACCATCGGAGCGGCAAGGCCGAGCTCCTTCCAGTTCTTATGTCTTATCTCCGCTGCTACGTGATACTCTTTCACGCTTCTCAGCTCATAAGGTGTGATAAGCCAGTGCTTATGATCTCTTAAGGTTCCCCAAAAGCCCTGATATATAAGCTCGTCATCATCCTTCTGCTTGATCCTGATGATGTCGGGACCTGTGAAAAGGTTCAGCAGGTCTTCTAAAACCACTCTTCCCATTTAGCTACCTCTTTTCCTATTCCAATCGCGTAACCATATTCCTGATTGCATCCTTTTGAGTCTTCCCATCCTGGCATCAGGAGCACTACGTCACAAGCTCTGATGGTGTCGAAGCAGATCTGCATGATCTCATCGTATGTAATAGACTCCGGAAGCTGCTCTCCGATCTTGACGGGATTGATTGCTCTCGCACTGTCTCCAAACTTCTGATGAACCTTTATTTCTCCGAACTCGAATCTGTCTTTAAAATCCTCGGTGCCGGTAATCGGTCCGCTTAAATAAACATTGAGCATTTTCTTTCTCCTATCTGCTAAAGTAATGGGCTCCATACTGGAAAAGCGGTTCCTTCCCATTTCGATACCCGTATTTATTAAAGAAGAGAGCTCCTTGTGAAAAATCTGCTCCTTCAAGGACAAGTGCCATTGCTTCGTGGCATTCCTCAGAGACATCAGGCCTCATTCCTTCTGTATAGAACTGACCCTTTGCGAAGATCACCTCTTCAATGCTGTCTCCGAACCCCGGAGCCTCGACTCTGTTCAGAACCACGTTCATAACCATTGCCATCCCCCTGGTTCCTTCGCTCTCAGCTTCGGCAAAGGCTATCTGCTCAAGCAGATCACACTCTTCTGCAGTAAGGTTTCTATAGAAGGGTTCTGGTTCGACCTCTACATAAACCGTTTCGGTTATGATCTCGGGCTCTTTTTCGATGTATACATATTCAATCTGCGGCTCAGGTGCCTGCGCTGCCATTGAGTAGTTATGGCTTTGATATGAACCGTAAGCTGCAATTCCTACTGCTATTCCGACTATCAAGGTAAACAGGACGTTAATGACATTCTTCATTGCCTCTTCCTTTCAGAAAATCCGTAAACTGTTCTTCCGGTACTCTTGTGAGCTTCCCAATCTTGATGTACTCACCGCCCGAGGCTTTATACTCTTTGATTAGAAGAAACGATGTTGTTCTTCTGACCTTGAAGGTCTTCTGTACATCTTCGGGGCTTAACCAGCTACTCATTGATCAGATCCTCTACTTTGATGCCGAGGACCTTTGTGATTTTAATGAGATCATCCGCTCTGAGTTTTGCGCCCTCGTTGACTACTCTCTGAAGCCTTCTTCCAACTCCGGACTTCTCAGCAACAGCTGATACGTTGTAGCCATGCTCTTTGAGGTAATTCTTTAAGCTCTGTTCAAGCATCGTTTTTTCTCCTTTCGTTTTCAGATTATGGGTATAATATATTCCGTTTTCCGATTACTGTCAACCGTTTTTTGGATATTTTTTTATTTTTATCAGTTTTCAAATGAAAAAGGCTGATTTATAATGATCTTGAAAGGAGGGATTGAATATGACGGAAAGAGAAAGATTTGCCAATAGACTCATAGGCTATCGGAAAGCGATGGAGATGTCACAAGCTGATCTATCGAAGAAGGTAGGAAAAGCGCAGTCTGTTATTTCCGCATGGGAAAAAGGACAATCCAGCCCGGATGTAGATATGTTAAATTCACTTGCAAAAGCTCTGGAAGTTTCAATTCCTGAGTTGTGCGGTGTAACAGATGCCAATACGAGCGATCAGGAACTGTTGGACGCTTTTCATGCAGCTGATCCTGTAACTCAGAAAAACATACGCCTGCTGCTCGGGCTCGGAGGTAGTGATAATGTGGGTAAATAAGCGCGGCTATATGCAGGAACGTGTCATAGATCCTCACACCGGATTCCCGAGGATCATTTCTGTGAAATGTTCTGGGAACTCTATTAAGGCCAGAGATGAGGCATACAGAAACCTGCAGGATAAGATTAAGAGATTGTCCGAATCGGAGTTCAGATTCTTTCAGACTATAGATGTATATCTTTCTGAGATGCAGAAGGAATGGAAGGCTTCAACATATTCACATGAGAGCTCCCACTTTAAACAGATTAAAGCCATCATTGGTGATGCTTACATGAACAAGCTCACCGCGGGATATGTAAGGACGAAGTTTATTGAGTCGGGCAAGAATAACCACACTCTGAACGATTTTCATAATGGTTTAGTTCGCTAAAATTCGTAATAGTCCGTAATGTCCGCAAAATCAGCGCTTTTTAAAATGATCCCGATGGATGCTTGGCCTCGTTTGCTTGACTATTTGCTAAACCAAAAAACTCCCCCGCTGGAGAAGCGAGGGAGTACTTGAGGGAGAATATATCGTAAGGCTTAAACAGCCGAGCGACCTTCATTGATACCGAATGCGACATAGTGGAAGTAATACAAAGAATTATTATCTCCATACGCACCCACAAGGTCGGGGTAATGAGATTTATAAAATATGGGATTGAACTGTTCCGAAGCCTGCCTGAGTTCGTTCATTCCAAACATGATGAAGTGTTGCCACAACTTGTTGGGATCATGCCCGAACGCAGCTTCAAGGTCTGCGTACTTATTAGCGTAGTATTCGGGATCGAATACCGGGGAATAATCGTAACCATAAAGCCAAAAACCTTCATTAACGGACGGATTGACGATACATCCTCTGAATTTATAATCAGAACTCTGTCCCCATCTTCCATCCCTGTTTGTCCTCGTCTGATTCCAAAAAGCATTTCTTGCATTATAGCCGGATTCGCTTGTTAAGATAGTGTTATCATCAAGGATCTGCTCAACAACTGCCACGTGACCTGCTCCATCCGTGCCGCTTAAGGTTTTTCCTTTTTGCCATACCATAATGCCACCCAGAGTGGGCTTGGGTGACACCTTTAGTCCCATCCTCACGGCTCTTTCAATGAAGTTCTCGGCATTACATACAAGCTGATACTCGATGCAGGGTTTTCCAATTATCTCGGCAAATCTTCCATTGGCATAACCTACGCAGTTAGCAAGCACTGTGGCTTTCGGATCTGTAGGGCTTCCCTTGCACGCTTCCGAATACCCACCATCCACTTTACGCATATAGTAGGGACTATTCTGCGGTTTTGTGGTTCTCATCACAAAGTTTGCCATAATCAGTCCTCTATGCTGTCGATCTGTTTGTCATAGACAGCCTTAAGCACGGTTACGATACCACCGAGGCAGGTGTTAAGAGCTGCAAGGGTTGCCGTGATCTGTGCGGTATAGGGGACGTGCCATATAGCAAGAACCGCTGAAATGAAAGTGAGGATGGGTGCGATACACTTAACGATGATACACAGCTTGTCATAAGTCTTGTTTGAAATTTTCATGGGTGCCTCCTTTTTATTGTCCGTTGTAAATTTCGCGTATATTTATTAACTGCAGGATGGTTGCTTTCGTGTCCTGCTTTAAATACTCGATAAATTCATCCGACTGAAATTCTTCTTTTTCGGTATATTCCATAACAACGTCTACCAGCTTTTGCTGTTTCAAAGAAAGATAATCGTCGTTTGTGTTGATGTGGTTTTGCGCTATCCAATTTCCGTATTCGATATAGCATGCCTGGACGATTATTAGCCCGAGGCGCTTGTCATAATCTGGGACGCGCTTCCGCAGTTTCTTTTCTGCGGCGGTCAAGTGCTGCCAGACGTAGTCCTGCTGTTGTCTTATGATGTTTCGTTCCGCGTCACGCGCTCCCAACTTTATGCTGTCCGTGTGGATCTGCAGAAGGTTTGATTTTACCAAAACGAACGCGGCTAAAATACAGATAACCAAGAAAAGCAAAATGGATATCGCATTTGCCGATGTGAATATTTCCGCCAGTGCATCCCACATCACTCACCAACCTCGCTTTCGGTCTTTCTCTCGTATCTGTCCGACTTGTGGACGAAACCATCATCGTCAATTATCTCACCGAATGCTCTAATACAATTTGTGTCGCCCACACATGCCCTCATACTTCCGTACAGATTAATCAGGGCAAGCTCCATAGTGTTGAAATGGGTAATAGTCCTTTCGTGGGTTTCGTTTGCCATAGTCTTTAATAGTAATACATTCATCGGAGGTTCTTCTTTATTCAAGTTCCAAAGATATTGTTATCGCTACTTGTTTTCCTTTAGGTACTACGATAGGTTTACCGAGAACGGTACGGGTCAAAAGTACGTTATGTGCTTTGCTGTTTGCTGTTCCCGATTTTTGAGCGTAGCCGACCTCGGTAATTGTGACATCACTTTCCGAATTGTTCGCATACGTTGTGGTAAGGTTTCGGATATACGGATAAGTTGCACTTGCAACAAAACCATTGGATACGAACGTTAAAACGGGTGAGTCCACGGCGTTTGATTCCGCTAGTATATAATCGTCTTTATCTTCGGGTGTGTTGCCAAAACCAACATCTATATATGAACCCGCAAGGCTATTCGAGAAAAATGCCGCCGCATTGTTGGTATTTGCGACTACAGTTCCACCGCCGTTGTTTTGCGTGACAGTAGTTCCGTCGAAACCAACAAAACTTTGGTTTGAGAAGTGCCACCTTAAATAATTTGTAAGTTGCATCGTATCTCCTTTACGATATTACATAACTGATCTGCTCTTTAATCCTTGACCGCATTTGTCCGACCATTGAATACATTTTCATATTTCCACCGCCCCCGCTCGGAGCGTATACGTTTTGGGTTGTTCCGTTGATTGTGATTTCTGCGATTTTCTCGCCCTTTGTGTATATCTGATTCCATGATACAGAGTCGCCACTACCGCCCCCGCCCGTAACGTTTACAACAGTGCGGTCATTGGCTGAATCGTCTGTTACCGTAACCCCGCCCGTAAATTGCAATTTTCCCCTTGCGGGCATATCTGTACCCGAGGGGTTTTCTATTGTGTGACCCGCTGAACCGCCCCCACCCATATTTGAGTCGATATTATCCATGTTGCGGTTATAGCTTTGTAGGAAGTCCCCGAAAGGGTCACTCGGTGCGGGTTTTTCTAATCCGTAGTTGGGTGTTAAACTTGACATTTTTAATACCTCACAAGTCCCGTCTTAAGATTTGACGAATTGCAAACAATCCATTCACCGCTAATCGCTTTGGGTGTCAGATCATCGGGTGGGGTTCCTGTGTAAAGCGGGTTAACCTCTTTAAAATCTGTAACAAAAACGCTGTTTGCGATTCTAAAAGTTGCATATAAGCCATCATCACGCACGATTGCCCTTTTTGCCAAAATACCGCTATCCATGTTTCCGACTAATTCAAGAGGGACGGGTTTTTCTATGTTGGGCGGTATCTTATACCGTCCGAGTTTCCAATTTGCATAGATTTTTGTCGGATACCACAAAAAACCATTTACGGGAATTGCTGACACATATCCGACTTTTGAAAAACCATCTGATCCCGATTGACTTGCGGTTAGTTTAAATACATGAGAGCCGTCTAATACGCTTACTCCGTACACTTTCGCATAATGTGAGAACCATGTAGGCGAGTCATAGGATATAAAATTCGTATTGTCATACATACCGAGGAACGGTGCACCCAATATCTGTGAACTCGTTACGGTCTGCCCTACGGTATTGACCGCTATTACTTTTGCTGTTGCATTGTCGGCTATTTCTCCCGCCACAATGTAAACAACATTTCCCGCACGAACCGCCTGTGGTATTCCGAGGTCTAAATCTGTGGCTATCGCCGTTCCGTTCAACGAAATAGTTTGTAAAATGGTATCGCTTGTAAGGTCAAAGAATACCAATTCATCGTCAGCGTGGTTTTCAACTATTCCTGTGTTTGTGCCTTTAATTCTGACAAGCCATGATGTGTTGTTGTACGATGTCCCCTGTTTGTATATATTGGCGGGTATCGTGTGTGATACTTCCGTCCACGGTGAAGCCGATGTGTCAAACTTGTATAACTTGTCGTCTCTGAAACTTGTTATCCAACAGTATTGACCCGTTTGGTCGAACTCGGCAAAGTCGCAAGGAAAATTCATATAGTCAACATCGGGAATTTCACCCGTCCCGCTGTCGCTACGTTCATCGTCATAACCTCGCCCGAATAAAGAAAACCTCATTTTGTATTTTCCGATAGTTCCGCTCATACCAAGTCGCTCCATAAAGTAGGGTTATCCGTGACGGTCATATAAACTTTTGCCGAATGTAAACCCTCTCCGAAAATTGTTTGAGGGTTTGAACAATGAAAGACTCTTTCTCCTTTAAAAGATTTTTCCTCGGTAACGTTCATTTCGAGGTCGGTTTCATCGTCAACGATAAGCCTTACATTGACCGTGGCTGTGGCACTCAATACCATGTCAGCCGTTAATATCATTTCTATTTTTTGTGCGAATGTCTTTTGCTCGAACTCTATTTCCGTCACAAGGGTTTCGGTTGAACCGATATTTATCGGTTCGGTGTTGGTGTTATAAAGTAACCAAAAGTCCTTGTCACCGATCTCCTGTCCGTTGGAATACTCGGAAGAAATACCCTCTAATGTCTTGGTAAATCTATCCTGGGCATCGGCAAGCAAGGGATTATCTCCGGCACACTTAACCGACATCGTGCCGTCAATCTTATAGGTTATCTCGGTTATCGCTCCGAGGTCGTAGACATCAGCTTGGTTATCAACGAATGTCAGGACATCGCCAACATCGTAAATAGGGATCAAAGGCATATCCGAGGAATAAGGCACATAATAAACCCCATCCCACGCATCTATGATCTCTTGTAAGGCTTCGAGTCTGTTGGTTTGATTCGTGAATTGTAAGAACGGATTCGTTCCCAAATCAAGGACTAATCCACCTGTGTTTGAGTTGGAGACATACTCTTGTACCCCCTCGTTCTTATACGTTGCATACAAGCCATCATAGGTGGTTCTGAAGTCTGATAGATCAGAAGTATACCTAAAGTTGGAATGAACTGTGTCGGCTGAATTAGAACTATAAGAGCCTATATACAAATATCCATCTCTGCCGATGTAGGCATATCCACCCAAATAAGCTGTGATGTACGAAAGAACATCTCGCCATGTCTTTGCATCTGCCACGGAATCCGCAAAGCCTGTCTTTCTTCGTCCGTTCGGCATGGCTTCAATCTGTGCGGATGTAGTTCCGAGAGTAACGCCGCAAGCTACGCAAGCTTGTGACAGCCACACATAAGGACTCTGAATCGAGTTATTAAGTGATGCCGAGAAACTGACCGCATCGAACTTGGTCATGTTGTCATAAGCTTTAATCGTGATGTGGTCGAGTGCCTGGTTCGCTTCACTTATCGTGAAGATTCCCATAGGGATGACATCTGCGGCACCGTCTATGGAAAAGCTTAACGAAACTTCTCCGTTATAGAGTTCATATCTCGACACAGCCGGAAGTACAACTTCAAGGGATAAGGTGGATGCGTAAGCTGTTCCAACATTAAGGCTCTGCGATGAAATGGATCGTGTGATTGACCCTGAAACTATCTTTCCGTTTGCCGAGTCCTTATCCGCATCAAAAGCATAAGTGACACCACCAACTGTTGTGATAGTGCCACTCCACTTCATGTGCCTGGTATTCGATTTTATTTTTGTGAGAAAATCTGCCGATGCTGAATACATTAGTACGCTGTCACCTCAAACGATACATCCCAATGTGTTTCTGTGCCGTTGTCTTTAATAAGTTCAAAGGACAAGTTCTGTATAAATCCGCCAAAGGTCGCTTCTGCTAATGTCGCAGGAGAATAATAAGATATCGTCACGCTCTGACCCGTGACATAATACTGCTGAATCTTCTGATACCATGTTGAGTTTATGGTAGAGGACACAGACAGATGGGGAACTCCCAACCGCTTTATATCACGCTGAATAGTTCCCGCTTCTGTCTCTTTTACTGTTTCCTTGTTCTGCAAGGTGAGATTATAACTCCCTTTGGTGAGGGGGAAGTAATCTGTATTAAACTTTAATTTGACTTTTCTGTTCATTATCTACCCCCACTAACCAAAGCGTGCCTCTGCTGTGCATTGAGAATGATCGTGTCTAACCTTTCCTGTCCGATATAAACAGGAATTACTATGTCACCGGTTTCGGAATTGGTATTCTGGCCAATCAATCCGTAAAGTGTTTCATTCGGATCCGCTATCGCTGAATAATTCGGTGCTGCCTGAACAGTGCTGAAGTCTTCAGCTATCGTTCCCGTTACAGCCCCTATCGCATCGGTGATGAGGTTCATGTTTTCTTTAACACCTGATGCGAACAGTTCCATCATGTCCGGTGCGTATGTATGGAAATTCGAAAGAGGTCCTTCTTCGGGTTCGGAGAATCCCAAGAGGCTCTTTATCGTACTTGCCAGATCTGTGACAGTGCTCTTCAGTTTTTCCCACTTAGCCTTAATGCCATCGATAAAGTTATCGATCAGATCTTTGCCCCAGTCCTTAGCAGCTTCGACCTTTTCCATGAATCCGTCTTTGACCGACTGAACAAGTTCTGCACCTGTAGTGACCAGCTGACCGATTACCATCAGCACGCCTTCTATCAGCTTAAATATGAGCTCTGCTCCGGCTTCAAGTATCAACGGAGCCGCCTGAATGAGGGCACTCAACAGATTCTTGACTATCTCAGGAGCTTTTTCTATCAGCTTAGGCAGTGCCCTGATGAGGCCTTCCGCAAGGGCTATGATCAGCTGAAGCGCTGCTTCAACGAGCCGGACTAATGTATCAGGATCCGTGAGCTTATCAACGATGGTAAGCACCACGTCAACAATGGCAGGAATCAGTGTAGGCAAGGCCTGTATGAGACCATCTGCCAATGCAAGGATCAGCTGTAATCCGAGATCTATCAGCATGGGGAGCATGCTGAGTATCGTTTCTATGATCATGTTGAAGAGGTCCGGCAATATTTCAACTATTACACTCAGTATCTCGGGAAGTGCCGCGACTAAAGCCTGCAGCAGGCCAGAAGTTGCTTCTATCAGGGGCGGCAGAATCTGCTGGAACATGGCAGGAAGCTTCTCCGTGATTATAGGTACAATCATTGGAAGTGCATTTGCAATTCCCTGCAGTGCATTTAATATCGTAGGAATCAGATTATCAAGCGCTGTCGCTCCAGTCTGAACCACGTTGTTTATAAGCAAACCAAGGTCTGCGTTCGGATCAGCAAAGCCTGTTACCAAATTACCCCAAGCCGCCTTGACGGATGCCACAGATCCCGAGATGGTGCTTCCCGCTTCTTCTGCGGTAGCGCCGGCAATGTTCATGTTCTCCTGTACGATGTGGATAGCTTCGACAACATCCGCAAAGTTGTTAATATCAAGGGAGCCTTCGATATAGCCTTCCATTTCTTCGGCATCACGCAGGAGCCTTTCCATCTCTTCTTTTGTACCGCCGTAACCGAGTTTAAGGTTATCGAGCATGGTGAAGTTTTGCTTTGCAAATCCGGCATAAGCATTCTGAATGGATTCCATTGAGGTACCCATTCGGTTTGCATTATCCGCCATGTCGGTGATAGCTTCATCGGCATATGCCGCCGCTTGCCATGCGTTATCCCCAAGCGATGATGTGAGGGATGCCGCAAAGCCTGTGACGGTTTCCATGTAGTCATTTGCTGAAAGTCCCGCTGTTGCGAATGCGTTGGCCGCATTTGCCATGACTTCATCTGCGGTATCTCCGAAAAGAACTTCAACACCACCGACAAGCTGTTCATAATCTGCAAAGGATGCAGTCGCGGCTGTTGTTAAAGCAGTAGTTCCGGCAGCGGCTGCGCCTACAGCCTTCACCGCTATTCCACTGAGGGCCTTGGCTCCTGCACCGAAGGCAGAGGCGAAAGCACTTCCTCCACTTGTTCCGGCAGAACCCATTGCCTCTTCGATTTCGCCGGTCATACCCTCCATCGAAGGCCTGATCTGTAAATAAGCTTCACCTATTGTGTTGTTCGGCATTGATTATTTTCTCCCAAGCTTCGTTGAACTCATCTGCGGTAAGGAACACTTCCGCTTCTTCTCTCTTTTCTTCTGTCAATGCTTTAAGGATTGACGGAGGTTGATTTCTATTTTTTGACCCGTCTTTTGTCTTTGACCAGTGTAGCCAGGCTAACTCGTCTACCATTCGGGCCGTAAGTATCTGTTCCAATGTGAGCTTGCTGTTTGCGAGAGCCAGTTTGACTCTGGAATCATCTCTTAATCCAAAACAAAGAACAGCCACCAGCTCCGGTGACTGTTCTCTGTAGTTGAATAAGTGATAGGTTTCTGCAAGATCACAAATCAGTGAATCCTCACACACCGCAATGCAGTGCGCGAGGAATATCAGTTTTTTATATTCTTCTTTTCTTCGATGATCTCCTTCGCGGTATTCATTACCACATCAGACGGAACAAAACCATCATTCTGGCTTGCGATGTGTTCCATCAGCCTATTAAGCTGTTCTTTTCCGAACATAAGCTCGACCATCCTCTGAGCTGCAAGGACCTTCTCTACATTAGAACCGCTTTCTGTCTTTGCGGCCTCAGATGTAAAGCGCCAGTCAGTCAGTATTCTTTCATCTATTTCGTACTCAAATCCACTTTTTGTGATACCCTGCATATCCTCTCTCCTTACTGGTCCCTTTATACAGAGGGAACCGTTGCTGTGATGTACTCGTAATGATATCCGCCGGCGGTATCAGGTACATCGGTGATCGTGATGTTGTAGCCGATAGCCTCATCATCCTTATAGGTGATCTCACCGAGCTCAGAAATGGTTCCGTTAGGAACTACGATTCTCTTTGCTCTGCCGCCCTTAAGGATCATGTCGAAAACCCAACATCCGGAAGTCATCTCTTCTGCGGTTGCCTTGATCGCCAGATTTCCGTTTCCATCTACGGTTACATTGGCTGAACCGTAAATAGTCTTAAGAACGTCTACATTCAAGGACTCGATAAGAGTGAATGCGAAAGTGTCGGGTCTGTCGGTCTGAAGATTGAGAACGGTATCACCGCCCCAAGCTTTGACAGAATCGCTCTCGGGTGAGTTGTTGTTTACGACACCATCTTCGGAAACATATCCGAGCTCAGCAAATGCCGCATCGAGTGCAGCTGTTGCGCTGGTAGGAAGTGTGGTTCCGAGAGGAGCCCAGTGAACAGCTCCGCCGACTTTAGGCTTACCTACTGATACTTTTGTTGCATCGGGCATAATTAAGCCTCCTTTAATAAAACAGATTATAGTAACTACGATAGCGGTACCGCTTAAGTTCAGTGTCGGTGTTATCATTACCGCCGCCGATCTCACAGGTTATGTCTGTCGTTTCGTGAAGCTTATCCATTGCTGTTCTGAGTTTTTCATCAAGAACAGCCGCTGCGTACTTGCTCGGACCGTAGGATCTGAACTCGAGTGTCACAGCATCAATGCGGTTAGTTCTTCCAATGTCTACACGCTGGAAGATTATGAACGATTCCGGGACCTGCTTCGGTATCTCCAAGACCACAGGGATGTTATCCTCTGCAAATTCCGCATCAAGAAAGTTTTTCACTCTTTCTTCAATCATTGTCATCACCTTTGTCTTTCCGCACTATTACGTGACATCTATCGAAACCCACGAAACTTGAATCTACTTCTCCGTGCCTTTCAGCTTCATTCAACAAAGCATCCATCATGAACTGAGATTTTAAAACCTCCACCACTCCGGAGCTCTTCAATTTGACTTTAACCTTCGAGTTCTTCAAGATGTACCTTCTTGTTCCACCTTAATGGGATATTTGCTTCGATGCCTGCTGTTGGCTTTCCTATGGTGTGATATCTTCCGGTAAACGGTGCGGGAAGTATAACATAAGTGTCTTCCCAGTTATTATCATCGCCTTTCGGGATTGCCAGCGTGTATTTGGTCTTCTTGCCGTGCATCGCCAGGTTGTTGGTGATGTCATCAGCTGAAGGTTCTCCGACCAGCACGTCGCTGATATCCTTTGGGGAAGTGCTGTAAACAGGAGCACCGAAATTATCGGTGCCTGTCTGTGTCTTGACTTCTAATGTGACTGTTATACCGGTCATACAGAAACCTCCGGATCATTCAAACAGGGAACTATTCCGATCTTATTACCATATCCTAAGAGCTTTTTCTCAGTTCTGTTCAGATACAGTTCTCCGACTGAAGTATTTGTTCCCATAGTCCAGGACTGCGCATAGCCCATTGCAGACATTGATCCCTGCGTTGCTCCAACAGGGATATCCGGATCAATGCTCATTGATCTCTGGACCATGCGGATTGAAACAATCTTCTTTGCATCAGCTGCCGCGTTTGCATTGAAGCTGTCGATTATAATTCCCGCATCATTTAAGAGATTTGAGCAGATGTTCTGCTGTGCGGTTGTCATTGGCTCGGACATTCTATCCTGAACATCCTGAACGGTTGCGTATGCCATAACTGCCTCATTTCTTGGTTTTCTTTGTCTTCTTAGGAGCCTCGGTCTTGGGCTCTTCTTTTTCCTCCAGTTGCACCGGTGCAACTTCGGACTTTTCGACCTGCTTCACTTCGGACTTGGGTTTTTCCAAGTCAGCGGCGAGCTTATGGCCCGCCGCCTTGTATTCTTCAACTCGGTCATCCGCTACCCAAAACTCGATTCCTGTGAAGCAGTTGTTCATCTTTATCATCAGATCGAAGGAACTCTGCTTGCAGTGAGAGCGTTGAAGCAATCGGTGTCAGCGCGGAAGCCTACTTCGATTTCTGCTCTTACTGCGAACATATTCTGCTGGAAAAGATTGATGGTGTTGCCATCGGGAAGATCAAGAGTTGCCTGATCAGAGATAGCAATCTGAACATCATCCTCAACAGCGCCCCAAACTGCCTGAGTCCAGTCACCGCCATAGCCGATTACGGAAGGAGTTCCGCTCTTGAAAGCTGCCTTAGACATTTCGGTTCTTGCTCCGAGGATCATAGGGATAGCACCCTCTGCAGTATTATTGACGAACAGAGGTCTGTTAGCGTTGTCTTTTGCTCCGAGAAGGATTCCTCTTGCCTGAGGGGAAAGGATGTAGCCGTCGAGCAGTCCACCATGAAGCGCAATGTCGGTATCTGCTGCAACAAGTCCATCATAGGCATTGGATGCGAGGCTCTGAGCAGTTACATTTGCGAAAGTGTCAAAGTCATCGCCGGGAGCTGCTCCGTGAAATACAGTATAATCAAACTTTCTTCCGAGAGCTGCAGGGAGCCTGCGAACAATCTGATCATAGAGAGCGCCCATGTCTCTTCTGAACTGATTTGAAAAAGGAACGATTACAGAGAGGGTATATCCTCTGAGCATCTTGGTTCCAAGAGCGGGATTGCTTACGGGCTTCTTTCCGGTTTCGCCTACCCATTCAGCCTCAGGATCCGAAAGAATTTCAGGAATTGCGATTCCTCTTCCGGGAAGGTCGCTCTTGCGGGCAAGTCTCATAACCTTTGATTCTTCAGCAACTTTCTGCATGATCTCTCTGCTCACATCAGCAGGGAGTGTGATGTCTGATCTGTTAGTGGGAATACCTGACATAATTTTTCCTCCTTAATGTAAAACGGCTGAAATGTAGTCAGCAAACTGCTGCTTTGTTGAGCCGCCATGATTAGTGGAAATCTCTCCGCCATCCTTTACCTTAGGATAACCGGAAGGCTGGGCGAAGGCTTTGATCGCCTCGGCCTGTGCTTTGCAAGCTTCCTCTGTATCTCCGGTAAGAAGATTCGAAGGGATTCCTGTTTCTTTTGATACTGTTTCTCTCATTACCCTGACTTCGTTCTCTTTTCTGAGAGCCGCAAGTTCGGATTCGAGATTGTTTGCTCTTTCGGTTGCCTTCTGAAGTTCGCTCTTGCTGGCTTCTTCCGCTTCGTCATACTTAGCGGCCTTTGCCTTAAGGTCTTCGTAATCAGAATACTTGCCTTTTTCTTCAGCGAGTCTCTTTCCTACGATTGCGTTTACTTCGTCCTGGGTGAAAGTGCGGTTCTGGCCTTCGCCATTTTCCTGAGTGAGTACAGTAGCGGGTTCGCTCATTTGATATCCTCCTAAAAGAGTAAAATTCCTCGACTTGGCGCGAGTAGCCTATTAAAAAAGCACCTTTTGACGGGTGCTGATTTAAACATCGATTAATTCTGAATTGTCAGGACCTTCGGTCTTTTTGTCTTCTGCATATGCAGCTCGCCTCATTGCGTTAATCTTGTCCTGCGGAGTTCTTCCATCTGCATGTCTATACATGCTCAAATATCTATCCGGATCATATCCTTCGACATTGGTTCTCTCATTGAATCTGATTGCATATGCGCAATCACAATTTGAATGAATGTGCTCTGCATGACCGCCTTTGATGGCTTTCTTTGATGCGTACTGCCATCCACGCGAGGCGAGAGTTAAACAGAAAGCACAAGTCTCGCCCGCCGGAATCCAAGCAAATTGTGCTCCGTCCCTTAAACTGTTCTGTAAAGTCGTATCCTGCCCGGCCTGTTTGACAAGCCTTCCGACCACGTTAGAGATATAGGTCGCATCCTCGGAAAACTTTAATGCCCCATTAATAGCCTTGCCTGTTTCTGCAATCGTGGCGGTCTCTGCAGGTACCGCAGCAGGAAGATAAACTTCTGAAAGTTCAGCCATTGTGTCATAGTATTCGCAAGCAAGAGCCGCCGCTCCCTCGCCGTATTTTGTAGCGAGTGCATAAGCAAATTCTATAAGCTCATCCCTGGGAATATTGGCAAGGCCTACGCCTCCCCATCTTCCGGATACGCTCCAAACGGCATCTCTAAATTCATCCGCTGCCTTCTGGCTTAATTTTGCTAAGAGGTCTCTATATTTTGTCCATTCATCAAGAGAAACCGTCATTTATCTATTCCTCTAATTCCGTCAAAACCTGAAGTCCTCTCGCCTTAGCCTGCTGCGCGTTGATTCTTCTGATATCTGACTGTGAGAATCCTACCATTTCAAGGAATACATCAGTCTGACCAAATCCCGGTCTTGCAGTAGCAATCTTCAAAGCCGCATCAGCTGTTGATGCTATTGAGGGCATCATCGGATTCTTGAAGTGAGGCATAATAGCTTTGTCTTCGTCTGTCAGTTCATCAACAGAAACATTCTTCTCAATAGCAAGAGCCATGAGCATGATCTGAGTCAGTGACACTCCGTTTCCTTTATTGAGTTTTTCAGCAAGAGATACCAGTTTCTTTGACTGAGCTTCTATCGCATCTGAGCTTGTCGGGTTTGCTTCCTCAACAACTCCCACATCATTGGAAGACAATCCGGTTATTGCAGAGAACTGAGTCGCAAGAGCTTTAAGCATCTGGATATGAGGGGATATATTTCCCTGAGCCAGCTGTCCGAACTCAGGAACCTGCCCTGATTCCGGATCTCTTGTTGCTGCGAGCATTGATCCTACATACTGCTTGAATTTCTGACTTATTATCACATCGTACTGTTCATCACTAATTCCAAGAAGGTATTTCTGCGGTGATGTAGCAAATTCAAGTCCGATTGTCGCATTGCAGATAGTACGAACAAAGCCTTTTATAAGTCCGCGCTGAGGAGCTTTAAGCCTTGATCTTCCTAAAGGCTTTCTATCTGTGGCGTTCCAAACCATAGGCTCCATAAGAGGTCTTCCCATCTTGTGAGGGAACTCTTCAGCCTTAAATGTCTGTGTATCTGCGATACGTTTAAGTACCCAGATTGAAGTGTCATTGTAAAAATTGATTATAGATACGAGCTCTTTTTCTCCGCTCTTAATAGTATCTATAATCGCAAGACCGTATTCGATCCTCCCAAGTTCTCCGTTATACTTTGCCGCTGCTGTTTCTGGAGAATGAAATCTGATCCTGGCTTTCTTGTTATCATCAGCTGAAAGCGTAGCGAATACGCAACCAAATTCGAGCTCTGTCGTTGCAGCTTTAGGATATTCGGATAAGAGTTTGTTCCTTTTGGCTATCTGAGTTATCAGCTCAATATCTCCGCCATTCTCACCTACAAATCCATCAAAAACAGATCTCTCGGCGAGAACGTCAACAGCCTGTCCGCCCCATCCGCAATCCATCTCCAAACCAAGAAGATTGTCAGGCAAAGCGATACCAAGATTAACCTCAGAAAGAGGGATTTTCCCTTCGTAGTATCTGCTTTTTATGGCGTTTGCGTTTCTGTGCTTATTGAAGATCCGAACGCACTGATTAAACTGATCCTGAACTTCTTCAGGCATATCCAAGATAAATTTAAAATTAAGCTCGAACATTTCTTATCCTCATCCGATCCGTTGTTTTCTTCCGGGGACTCTCTTAGAATTTCTCGCTCCCCAGAGAGCAAGTGCGCACGACTCTATTGGGCCGGATGTTTCTCCTCCAAAACCCCAGCCTTTGCCAATAGGTCTTTTGGTTGCGTTCTTTGCGCTCTCGTTTAATATTTCCTGTTTAGAGTACCAAGTCAGCTGTTTGGTTCCTATCTCATCGACAAGAAGGCTTGCTGATGCGATAACCTGGTTTGCAGTAGGTCTGATGATAGAATCCTGAGCTTTCCAGATGTCCTTGATCTTATCGTTGAGAACATCCACTCCATTCTTGCCATCAATAACCACGCATGATGCCTTAGTTGCTCTTGCATTGAGCCAGTCCGCAAGCCACTGAACACCTGCAGCTGTGGATTTCTGCTCGATAACGGATATTCTGGCGATTCCGTCTTTGTCGATTACAGCTCCGCTTAAGCAGACTGTCGAACCATCAGCAGAAAACTTAATACCATAAGCGGTTTTACCTTCAGGTTTGAGCTGATCTGATTTGCAAGCACTCCATTTATCCCTGTCGAGTGCGTAGTTTTCTTTCGTGATGGTTTTTGCTAAATATCCTAAATGCTCTCTTGCGAAAGCATCGGGTGTCATGCTGATAAGGTCTTTTTCAAGTGCTGAGACGAGCAGCTGGAATCCAAGAGAAGGATTGCATTCGTACCATCTCTCCTTATCGGACACATCCCCGATCTCCCTTGTGGACCATTCATGAATACACGCACCGGGGACAGCTTCATCATGCATCTTGTCTATCTGCTTCTTGAAGATAAAACCTTTATGTTCTGCCTCCGGTGTCGGAGGGGTACCCATCAATATGGTCTGAGGGGATCCGGACGGTGCCGCTGAGTTCAGAGGTGAAAGTGAAGCGTCCTGAGCTTGTGTATAACTCTGCGCCTCATCAACTACGATGAGGTCAAAGGTTCCGCCTCGTCCCATGTCGGAACTATTTCCGCGAGTTCTGAACTCTATGTGACCGCCATTTTTAAGGTCAAGGACCATCTGCCCTGCACTGGTTGTATATTTATCGACCAGTGCGTTGAGTTCCGGATACTTAGCCATCGGATCATCTCTTCTGTCTCCGAATTTCTTCCGAAGCCTGTCGAATGCGATCTTTGCAGTCTGGAACTCTTGCGCAGTATGAAGTATTCTTTCACCCCGCTTAACTAAGCCCCAAGTTTCGCGTGGCTCGGAGTCTCCCGTTTTACCGTTCTGTCTTGGCACCATCAAATAACAGATATGATGGATGAGGACTCCTTTATCATCAACAGCCAACCAATCATCAAGAACAAGCGCTTGCCACGGATGAGGTTTGAGAGCGTATGCGGTAGCAAGTTCTGTCGCATATTTGCCCTCGGTTTTTTGCCAAGGCTCGGCTCGATGAAAGATCGGAGTCTGTCTTCCGATTCGTTCACTCATTTGCGGCTGCTTTATTCAGGATTCTGAACAAAGGTGTCTCGTTCTGGGCTTCACTGTTCTGATTCCTGAGAGCCTTTAACCTATCCATTGCTTCGAAAAGACCAGTCGCCAGTGGCTTGATGTCTCTTCCGGAATCTGTCATATCGAGAACCTTTGCATATTTTGCAATGATGGTCTCGCAGATCCTGATCTCGTCTTTGGATTTTACAGCTGCTGAAATGCTGTTTCTTGACCTTGATGAAGGTTGCTTGTTTTTTGCCATATTTTGTTACCTCCTTGGAATGACCAAGTATGAGCTTAAAAACCGCTCCCCACTTGAATTTTTAAAACGTCTGTGGTCTACGTTGTGGATAACTTTATTGTGGATTTTGACTTCGAGAGTGCTGGCGCT